ATGTATGTGGATGTGGAAGTCCGTATCCCGAAAGGGCGTGTGGACGTGGTGATGCGTACTATCCACACTTTGTATGTCATTGAATTGAAGCTGGACAAAAGTGCTGATTCCGCTTTAGCCCAAATAAATCTGAAGAACTATCCCGAACGCTTTGTTCTTTGCGGACTTCCCGTAGTGAAGGTGGGGATAAACTTTGACTCGGAAAGTCACACTTTGAGTGATTGGATTATAGAGGGATAGACAATAATAGGTCCTGTCTGAATTCGGTGGAGGAACAGTTCATAACCGCCGATAAAATAAATTTATAAAGATAGAATATTTACTATAGGCTGTATGCGATAACGTATGCGGCCTTCCTTGTTTTTGTTGTCGGTAGCGACTGGCATCCGTATAATGTATTGCAAGAACGATTGTCTTCGTGACTACCAGCAGGAGATGAAGCTCAGGCTCTTTGAAGAGTGGGAGCTTCACCGGAGTGTGATGGTACAGATGCCTACAGGCACGGGAAAGACACACCTGCTGGCTGCCATAGTGAGGGAGTTCTTGTGTGGTTCCGGTACCCGGGTATGGATTGTGGCGCATCGTCGGGAACTGGTGGAGCAGATAGAGGAGACGGTTTCCCGTTATGGAATGGGGAGGGAGGACGGAAGTGTGAGGGTGATGTCCATCCAGTGGTTGTCACGAAACCGGAAGATTGTGAACGGACAGCCGGATTTGATTGTTATTGACGAGGCACATCATGCCCTGGCAGAAACTTATCGGGAGCTTTGGAAGAGTTATCCGGAGGCGAGGAAATTGGGTATGACCGCTACCCCCTGCCGGCTGAACCGCAAAGGATTCACGGATTTGTTTGATACCCTGATTACCTCATGGAGTATTGCGGAATTCATCGGAAAGGGCTGGTTGTCGTCATTTGACTATGTGTCCATCCGTGCGAACAGCAGCGAACAGCGACTGATTGACTCGTTGAAGAAACGGGGTGCGGACGGGGATTATCAGGTAAAGGAAATGAATGCGGTGTTAAATCGGGAAACCGGCATTAGACAATTGTACGAGAGTGTCCGAAGATATGCTGCCGGGAAGAAAGGAATTGTCTATGCCGTAAGTATTGCACACGCCCGACAGATTGCAGCCTATTACAGCTTACATGGTGTGGAGTCTGTTGCTATTGACAGCAAGACTCCCGCTTTGGAACGTGGAAGACTGGTAGAGGATTTCAGGCGGGGAAAGATCAGCGTGTTGGTCAATGTGGATATTTTTTCTGAAGGGTTTGACTGTCCCGATGTGGAGTTCGTGCAGCTGGCACGTCCCACGCTTTCGTTGGCGAAATACCTGCAACAGGTGGGACGGGGGCTGCGGAAGTCGGATAATAAGGAATCATGTGTGCTGATAGATAATGTGGGATTGCACCGGATATTCGGTCTGCCTGTCCGTGACCGTGACTGGGAGGCGATGTTCGAAGGACGGATGGCGGGAAATGCTCAGCCCCGGACACGGATGGAGAACAACGGGCTGTCTGTGTCTTGTTCGCTATCGGAAGATAGCAAACGGAATGAAGGACTGGAAATTGTGATGACACACAACTGTCTGCTGGATGCTATTCGGAACGGGGATTTGATTTGTTTGGGAGGAGGTGGTCCGGCCGGTGAGGAACAATGGACTGTTTTGAAAGCCTGTCATGACCGGCAGAGTGGTTTGTGGGGCTTGAGGTGCGGGAACAAAATCACAGTGATTCCTCAATACCGGGAAGTATTTGATATTTGTGCAAACCGGGCTGCTGTCCGTTTTAAAGATGGCCGGACAGGGGTGGTGGATAAGTCCGGAGTCCTCATGGTGGTGACAGGCTGTTGCCGGAGATTGAGATTCCTGAAGGGAGAACTTCTTTCTGTCACCAAAGAGGATGGGAGTGACTGTTATACCGATTTGAAGACAAACAGAACTTATCAGGAGAGGCCGGTGGTTTTTTCATACGGCGGCATAGAGTTGCTGCGGGTGGGGGAGACTTTCCATAGCCGCACGCGGAAGGCGTATACCTCTATGCATGGTTTGCACAAAGACAGTCTTTGTTTTTATGGTTTCTACTTGAAGATACCGGATTACCGTGTTCCGAAGTCTTGCCGGCTAGTTGATCCTGTGTGGTCTACTATATTTGATGTCTTCGCCTGCGTGCTGGAAGGGGATGATGAAGAGGTGTACTGGTGTTGTGGCTGTTTGGCGGATCGGAGCATTGTGGTGATGGACGGGGAAGGAAGCTATTATCATGTGGAGAAAGGAAAGGGGAAGCGGTATATAGCTTGTAATGCTCCTAAGGCGGGCGAAGCGGATTTTGCCTCCGTGGTGGAAGGTCTGAGGAAGGAAGCCGGGCGGCGTGCGGAGAGCGTACAGCGGGAACGGCAACAGAATGAGGAAGAGAAAAGGCGGAAGAGGCTGGAGGAAATAAAAGATGTCCTTCCTTTCCGGATGGGGATGAAGTGGGGGCTGAAATGGGGAGATCGTATCGTAGTGCCTCCTTGTTACCGGAATATCTGTATTCCTGTAGGCGGTTATTGTGCTTTTGAAGGGAATGCCTGCCAGTGGGGGGTGATGGCGCTGGATGGAAAAGTGGTGGTGGAGGCCAGATATCAGAAGGTGGAGATAGAAAAGGATGGAACGGTGCATCTGACCATCATTCCGGGTAAGGTAAAGACCATCAAACTTTGACGGATATTGAATTGTTTGGGTATGGAGTGGGTAAATTTCAGTATATCACGGGTATTTGATGAGGAGAGCAATTAGTGTAAAATAGTTTTTACGCCTTGATGTTATAATCTTTACATAAAAGAAAACAATTCTACCGTTGAAGCTCTTACGTGGGATACCGCTTTCAAGAACATAAACGAACCAAGCGGATGGGCCATGAAAGGGATACATGAAGAAGCCTACCAATAAATCCGGCATCAATTGACATAACAAAATCGGATAACTGAAAAATTATCCGCTTTTAGTTTCTTTATTTCGAAAGAAAGATATATATTTGCAACGCTTTTTCAGAAAAGCACCCGATATTGCAGAAAAAACAGTTGCCGAAATGGCTCAGTTGGTAGAGCAATTCATTCGTAATGAATAGGTCCCGGGTTCGAGTCCCGGTTTCGGCTCAAAGGTAAAACCATACTAATTATCTTATACTTAGGATATTATATTAATGATTTTACTAAATAACTATTCGATTTATAGATTAAAAAAAAAGGATTTTTGTCCACCACTGGACAAAATAACTTATCCAAAACTTATCCTTCAAATTTTAATCTATTATGGCAACTATCAAATTAACAATTTTCAAGGCAAAAGCTTTAAAGGATGGCAGACATAAAATAAGGGTAGCAGTCTGCCATAAACAGGAAACTTGCTATATTGTAACACACTTTATCATTGACAACATTTCCCAGTTCAAAAACGGACAAGTAGTAAAAAGACCAGATGCATCCATCATAAATACCAAATTAAGAAGCATGATGAATGAACTGCAAGAAAGATTGGATAATATAAAAAACCAGTCCCTATATTCTTGCAGACAAATAAAGAATATGCTTGAATCTGGAACTGGCTTCAAAGAAAATGGCTATGTAACATACCAACAGGCCTGTAATGTTCTTATAAAAAATCTGAAAGAGGAAGGAAGAAACAGTTATGCCATATTAATAGAAAGAAACTGTAGATACTTTACAGAATTTACCAAAGGGGAAATATTAATGTCAGATATAACCCCTAATCTAATAGAAGGATTTTCAAGATTTCTCAAAGAAACGAAGAAAATAGGAAATACATCAATAGGAATGATGCTATCACAATCAAAAGCCGTTATAAACAGAAGTATCAACTCAGGAGAAGTAAGATATGACATACATCCCTTTATCAAGAAGAAAATTCCCAAATCGTCACCAAGAGAACTGGATATTTCTTTGAAAAGCGTTAACACAATAAGGTATAGCAATCCCAAAGAAAAAAAATACATTGTAGCAAGAGATCTTTTTATGTTGTCATTTTATCTAGGAGGAATGAATTTAATTGATATAATGAGTGCCAAGTTTGACGGGGACAAGGTAAGCTTTATAAGAATGAAAACAAGATTTAAAACAGAAACAGAGCAAACCTGCGTTCTTCCTATAATAGAACCGGCTAAAGATATTATAAATCAATGGATAAACAGAAGAACAAACAAACTCGATTTTGGTTATAAATTCTCTTATCACAATTTTTCAAGGTATGTATGCAGATCTTTATCTACATTAGCAGATAATTTAGGGATTAAAGAAAAAGTGGTATTTTATTCTGCAAGAAAATCATTTGCGCAATACGCATTCGATCTTGGAATACCTGACAGCATAATAGATTATTGTCTGGCACATTCTGACAATGGAAGAGGAGTAGTAAGATATTATACAAAAACTAGGTTTAAACAGGCAGAAATAGCAATAAACAGAGTTGCAGATTATATAAACAACCCAAGCAAATACAAAGAATATATTGAAATGAAAGCTGACATAATGCTAATGAAAATTTGAGCACAACGATATCACCCTTGCCAACACGACAAAGGGTATCAGTCTATAAATGAACCTCTCTATACGTTCCATCGCATCACAGCAAGTAAACGGCAGAAATACCAGTGAGGCACATCATCAGCCTGCTCAAGCAATATGTTCAACTTATCTTCTTCCATATTCTGTTAACATAAAAAAAGCGGTAAAACCCGTTGGGAATTACCGCTTAATGCTAAATAGTTACTTTATTTTGCGTTTTTGAATATTTAATTTTATCTTTGCGCCATGAAGATAGCCCTTGATACATTGAAAGGCTACGTTGACCGTAGCTCACTAGTGTAGATGTATGGGGGTTATCTTTTTTCGCACCTTTAGATTGCAGAACAAAACTACAATTCGAAAAAATTATTTATCAATCTTTTTCATTTCCTTTGCTGTCATTTTAAGAGCTTTTTTAATTATAGGCAATTCTTTTTCTTGTGGCAACTGTTCAGGTTTGCGCCCGGTATTTTGTTCTACTATATTTCGGACTTGTCTTCCAACAGTATAGTGTGTTTGTTCTAAATTAGCTTGTCCAGATATTTGTTTACTCTTTATAAGCTCTTCGGTTTGGGTAACACGGAATAGATTGGCAGCAAGTTCGGTACGGCTCATTCTGTCAAATAGCTTTCCTTTTTTAACGCCACGTTTCTTTTCAAGCTTCCACGATTCCATATTATACATACCCAGATAACCTGCATTTTGAAACTTTGCATAATCAGTAACATTTGCGGCTTTTGCCGTTGAAGCGAGAGATTTGTTTCCATCTGCAAGTTCTTCACGTATTAGCACGCGGTCTATTTCCTGATTGTTTTCAATGTATAATTCAAATTTTCGTGTTTGCTGTGCGAAATAAGCTTGCGCCAATGCTACTTCTGGCTTCTTTGGATCGCCATTCATAGCAGCAAGATAACACGCAAAACGTGTAAGTTTGAAGTCTTGGAACTCAACACCATTATTATTGCGTTTCACAGCTATTATATTTTCATAATGAGGAATGTTGAGCGAAACAAAAGCCTTTGTTGCGCGGTCAAGAACTTTACAAAATGCTTTCATATCATTATATCCAAGCATAACCATTACTTCTGAGGCCCACCAATAAACGATGCCGTTTTGGTTTTTAAAGTCTTCAAAAGAAAGAATCGCATTGTTGTTTTCTTGTTCCATTTCCATCTATAATTTAAAATTCGGCTCAAAGATAGAATAAAGTATTTGTTATTCCAATATATATCTATAATTAAGATATATAATTTTATTGGATTTATGTATATAATTTCACGACTATTTTGTAAAAACGGTAATTCCAACAAGTCAAAGAACGCTTCTGTTCGATTATTATTTTTCCAGTCCCTTTCTGCAATGTTCACATAAAAATTTCTTCGCTACCGGAAACATCTTCTGCCCCACATATCCGCTAAGATACTGCGCTTCCTCACCATAGGGATCAATCCCGAAAGCCTTGGAGATATGCCGGCACAAATGACCTTTTTCGTGGTCCCACGAATTTTGAAACTCTTCGGGAGTGGAGGTTAGTGAGATAACCATTACTGTTTCTCTTCTCCTGTAGTCCGAATAGGTTAGACCGGTATTCATTCTGCCTTCAGTCAGATTGCGATACGCACGCTTGAGGGAATCCCCCCTGCATCCTATACGGTACAGGTCCATAATGATCCGATCCGCCCAATAGGTGTGTACCGCATAATACACTTTGACGTGCCAGTCCCCATATTTTGGTATGTAGAACTCCTGAACAATCATATCACATCCGACCAGATTACAGGAATCCCTTTACCTATACAGGTGGCAAAGAACTCGTCAAACGCCCTGCAAGGATCGCCATCAATATCATCAAGGTAGCACTTTATATGCTTGCACAAATGTGCCTCGTCAACCAATGATTTTTTATAGAAATCCGCTTTCAGCATGTTTGCGACATAAGCAACGTCATAACCCTTGTCGTGCTCGATGGTAATTCCGTTCGCTTTCAGCATATCGTCCACTTCGTCTTTGCTCCACGGCTCCAACTTTTTTTCTTTACCCGTGGTTTCGTCTTTCACTTTCATTTTTGAGACGGCCCATTCATAAAGTTTCTTGCTGAAATGAAAGCCGTATGCTTCCAGATATTCCCTCATGCCAGATGGGAATCTGCTGTATGTATCCAATCTCTGTTCCATAACCTTTGTTTAAAAAGAGGGGCATTCCACCCCTCCACCATTAATAAAACTCACCGTTGGCGCGTCTGCGTCTGCGTTCTCCCATGTCATCCATGCGGGGATATTCAGGGAAATAGCCGGGATATCTGCGTTCTCCCATACCTGATCCTGAATAATTTCTTCCGCCATCACGGAAGCCCATGTCTCCATGAATCTCTCTCATGGCCTTTTCGTAACCGTGGCGGCAGCCTTCCTTGTAGGCTTCTTCCACCTCGTCACCTCTCATACCGAAGCCGCGTCCGTAATCGTCACGCCCTTCTTCTAATATTTCCCACATTCCCATAATCATTTCTTTGTTTTGGATGTTTCAACCACTCCGAGCTGTTCCATAAGCCGTTTGTTCAATTCCATAAGGTCAGACATGTTCTTGCTCATTTCCGCCATTTGCCCTTTCAGAGAGGATATTTCCTGCTCCTGACGTTGTTTCTCGGCAAATTCAGGGTTCAAGAGCGTAAGCATCTTGTCACACCCTGCAATGACGGAATTGTGAAAATCCATGCTGTTGATGATGTCTATGCTTTTCTGTTTCATAGAAGCGACCTCGTTATTCATCGCATCACGTGAGCATGACACTACGATATTGCCGTTCTGTCCGAAGTCGGCTATATCCATGCCGGCAGGAAGATTTTGGAAAGTCGTGTTCTGCCCGTTGATACAGACAACAACATCCACAACCATTTCCATTTGGGGCAACTGTCCCATAGGGGATGCCATAGGATATTTCGGCTTGGGAGCGGAAACGCTGACTACCGGGCCGTATTCGATAAACGGGTTAGCATCCTTATGAAGTATATATAACTGGTTATTGGTACGAAGTGATTGAAACATATTGGTTTAATTTTAATAGGGTGCCAAGAACCCCGGCACCCGTGTTAACTACTTGCTTTTGCTTGACATTGCTTCTGCCGTTGCAGCCGGAGTAGCGGTAGGTCTGTATCCGCCATTAACAAGGAACAGCTCGTTGGTGTATTTGTTATAGTGGATTTCATAAATACCGGTTCCGGCAAGGTTGGCAACCGTAATAGGCTCGTTGTTGTAAGCTAACAACGGTCTTGTATCCCCGTTGGTCCCTATCAATATAGGCAGCGTGGCAGTCGTGCCGGCAGGGATCGCCTGACGAAGATTGACATAGAACCCTCCGACATAATCCCTGTTGCGGAACGCATGGTTAGGAAGCTCCAAAGTCACATTCTCAGTACCGACTGTTACAGCCACCGTAGGAAGAGTGTTGTAATTCACTCTGCCAAGGGAGGGAAACGGGAACGGAAATCCTGTAAAAAAGTTAGGCCACATATCTACCTCCTTTCTCACCGGATTAACCCCAGTAGTTATTGCAACCGCATCCGTAACCACCACGGCCATATACAGCATCACCTGCATAAGCACCGTATGCTGCGGCACGATATGTATCCACGTTCACACCTACAATATTAGGGTATTGTACCGGGACAGTGTTAGGTAATTTACATTTTATACCATCAACATCGCTCTGCAATGCCTGCAATCCGGCTGCTAAAGGAGCGATCTGTTGTCCTACCGCACTCAGGATAGTGGCGTTCTGGTTACGCTGAGAGATTTCGGCTGTCAAAGTAGCCTTTTCCGCAGTAAGAGATGCGATCTTGTCCTGCAATGCCTGATTCTGAATAGCGTCAAGTTTGGCAAGGATGGCATTCGTGTTGGCTGTCGCACCATCACGCAATGACAATGTGTTCTGGTTAGCAGTGTTGACTAATGTGTTAGTCTGGTTGCACATTGCAAGCTGGTTCTCGTATCCCTGTGTGGTTACAAGCTGTTTCATATCGCAGCAACAGCTACAGATCTGAGATGTCAGAGCGTTGTTGCCTTGCATGATCGCAGTTAGGATACTGTTGGTGTTCTGGCCCATTTGGTTGCCGAGACCGCAGATAGCCTGTGATACAGAGTTAATACCGGCAAGGATTTGGTCTGATGATGTGTTCACAGCTTGTGCTAATGCTGCAATGTCGACACCGTTTCGGTTAAGTGTCTGCATGATCATTTCTCTTCCTTCGTTCGCTCCTTGGTTGTTGTTGCCACCAAATCCGAAGTTCCCGTTACCGAAGATGGCTGCAATCACAATCAATGCGATGATGTCCTGAAAGCCACCATTGTTACCGAAGAAACCACCGTTGCCGTTGCCTCCCATGAGTCCCATCAGATAACCGGTGTCAATTCCTCTGTTCTGCAGGGAGGGGAGAATGGATGCAAGCAGCCCGTTGCCTGAACCCGCTCCACCAGAAGGTTCTCCAAAAATATATGTTCGATCCATATTAAAAAAATATTATGTTCCGACCAATATTAGTCGTACTGCAAAAATATAAACATGGAACGTGTAATAGAAAAGTACTTTTCACGAATAAAAGAAGAAATCTTCTTATTATGAAGAAGTTTCACTCTGCGTAGAATAAGCATATTTCCAAATATAATTACCCGCAGTTCTTTGTTTTCCTTTGCAGTTTCGCTGTATAGTAGTTGAAGATATATTAAAAGTTTTTGCAGCTTCTGATATGCTTGAAAATTCTCTTATTAAATTCAAATTCAAATCATACTGCCTAACTGGCTTTGACAGCCTTTCAATATATTTACCTTTAAATCTTTGAATTTTATCTAATGTAGCACGTTTATGATTTATAAGAGTTAATCCATTATTATGATTCTGTTTACTTGTACACCAACGTAAGTTTTCGACTCTATTATCACTTTTTATTGTATTTATATGATCTACTTGTAAATAGCCATTAGGATTTTCAAGAAAAGATAAAGCTACAAGGCGATGAATTTTAAAATTTTTCATTTTTAAGTCTTTATGCAAGCTGACTACTAAATACCCATCACTAAGTGGGCTTGGAGTTAATATACATTCTTTCACTTTGCGATAATATATTTTACCTTTTTTGTTGTTAGCAACTATTCTTTCTAAAGATTTAATTCTACCTTGATTACTAACTTGGTATATTCCTTCATACTCTTTAATATCTTTCCAAATTTCTTTCATACAATATCATTTTGAATATTACAAATATAGTATTTAATCATGACATGTCAAAACAATAATGTAATTTATTATATTATCAATTATGCAAATATTTGGCATTAATTATGAATCTAATATATAACTTTTATGTCAATTTTTTGAGTGTGATTTATAATATAAGAAATGCTTCTTGTACTTAATCCAATACGCTTTTGTATTTGAGTATAAAGATATTCTTTTGAAACATAACGTCCAGCTTCTCCAAGTTTATTAAGTTCTTCTTGATAAATATCGTGTACTAAATTATCACGTAATATGGAGGAAGTTCTTCGAGTGTTTCCTACTTTATGCATAAGTATTTGTATTTTGTATCCGGTCAAAATCGACCGTGCACAAAAGTATATAGATCATAACTCATGGAAAATCAGTTGTTTCCCAACAAATTCTTTATATCGTCCCAATATATTCTCATCATTTTCCCACTCTCCATCCTCTCATGGAAATTGGATATCATGTAATTGACAGCACGTTTAGTCTTATGGATATGAGCGGCTATTTGTGAAGGGTACATACCGCTTTCGAAAAGAAAAAATACAAGAAGATACCGGGCATCCACTGTCTCCATATTCTTATCAGATGATAATATTTGGTCTACAGACACTTCTGTTTCTTTTGAAACAATATTAATTATTTTGGCAAAGATTTCTGACTTGCACATGTTTTTTCTAATTTTTTATTCTTATCTTTGCCATGCCACATAAAACAAGATATATCGATGAACAAAGCATAAGACATTTTGTTGAAGATATTTAGCCTCCAACGTGCAGTGTCTTATGCTTTTATCATGTTTTTATGTGGCAATATTAATATGAGCGTTGGGGGCTTTTTTTTGATTCTAAGCCCCTGAAAGAATTACTTTTGTTAAATGAGTTTTTTCTATTATGTGCCACGCTTCTACCTGTGGCATTTTGGTTACTATTTCATCTTGCACCTCCCTTCTTCTTTATCAGCCAAATGACTACGATTAGTAATATTAATATAATACCTATTGAAAACTCTCCTAGTTCTAATTTCGTCTTCTGCCACCATGTTAATTCCTTCTCCACAGGGTAGGGGACTTCTAACTCTTTCTCCTTCTCTATATAGGCTGTATCGCGAATCATCCTGTCACGGTAGACTATATGCCACTTGTCAACAAACACTGAATCGCCTTTCTCTTTTATATGGACAGAATCCTTAATGTAGATGGAATCACGCTCATGCATGGTAAGATAAAGACTGTCAGTCCTTATAGTTTCTACCGGGACATACCTTATGCTCCGGCATGATCCAAACAGCAATAGCAATGCTATCCCTACCGCAATCCATATATAGACTCTCTGTTTCATCCCTCAAATTTTATATCATTTATACGGTTCATCCAGCCCCGTTTGAACTTGTTGTTTGCTGGGCGTTTCCGGCATATATCCTCGATGAAATCAAACCGTGCAATCTTGATCTGGTCAAACAATTCACGGGGATTACGGGAATTTACTGCGGCGAGTGTCTTAGGCCCGACAATGCCATCAGGAATCACACCAACCAAATCCTGCGGTACTTTAATACCATGTACCCCAGAAGCCCATACAAAATCGCATACTATCTCTGCTATACTTTGGCTTCTTATTTCATCCGCATTCCATCTATCCCAATACAACATCTTCAAGATACTTTTCCAATCGTTATATGACAAATCCATCAACCTTCCGGTCGTAGGTTTTGGATAACCTTTTCTACGACAATATTCCTCATAGGTAGCCATTGTCACACCTACCATAGTTTGTCCTCCTAAATCATCGGGATCATCAGCCCATCCTGTTTTTCTTGCTCTTTGAAAAAGAGACTCATTGGTTTCATTGCTTTTCTTACTTATACCAGCTTCCCATTTTATAAGAAATGGTATGAAATGTTCAATATTAGCCATTTTTCTTTTCCTCCTTATCTTTAAATTATAAAATTACTATTATTTTTGTCGCAAAAAATATGGACTTATCAGAACTTATTAGAAGCTATACTCCTGAACAGAAAAATGTGTTCAGTGCTTTTCTCATCCAACTACCATTAATATTTACTATAATGTATTTATACATACCTGCTTTTAAATCCTTAGAGCTTTATTTGCAAGTAATTTTTGCCATATCTGCGTCTACATTATCTATTTATTATTCTTTTTGTTTGTTATGTTTATGCTCCGTTTGTTCCCGATACAGGTTTAATATGGAAATACCTATACTTATTATGCCAACATTGACAGCTGCATTTCTTTTACTGCGTTCGCCAGAAAGCTATTTAAACGGGCATGAATATGTATTAAGAATAGCGCTTAAATGCACGTCATATTTCTATGGATTCATCGGAATTACAGGATTCTTTTACCGAAAATGCGTAGATTATGGCATAAAGTGCAAAAGGCGCAATAAAAATAAAATCAATTAAACTCATTTCTTATCCTCCTTTTTATTTTCGTTGTCAAATAGTATCTGAGCCATGATCTTGGCAATATCATCCTTGTTCTCAATAATCACACTCATTGTCTTCTCTGCCTTGCGCAACTCCGCTTTTTCCCACGATTTTTCGCGTACCGATTTAAACTCACAGAAAATACAGTAACCCGTCCAGATCATAGAAAAAACAGGGAAGGGGATAACAACACAGCATAACAGGTCAATGAAGCACAATTCTATGAACGGGGTGAAATACTTCTTCGCTTTGACGGCTGTTTTCTTATACCCCGTGGATGTTCTTGCCTCCCCCCGTTGCTTGGCTTTCATAACTCCCGTAATAAGGTCCACTAACATCGCCCCCATTGTAGCCGCAATACACAAGGCTATAAGCACAATGTGTATCATCATGTGCTCATTTATAAAATTGTAGATTACATCTCTCATTGAAAGTAAGTTTTGAACACATTAATATGATAGATATTCACCTGTCCATAGTTGGCGTCAAATATCTTCTTGATCTCGTAGCCCAATCCATAAGACAATGCTTTCATTCTTCGCCAGTTGATGCAACGCCAGTTCATATTATGTTCCTTTGCCCAACGCTTGATACTGTACCATTCTTTGGATTCATCAAGTTGCTCGGTCTTCTGTTCAAGCTGGTACTGAATCTGTTCTTTTGCCTCCACCTCATCCGCAAGCCGACGCAACGCTTCCGCATATGTTTGAGGAGTTTTAATTTCTTTCAATGATCGTTCCATTGCGTTGAAGGCTGCGATATAGTCCAGCTTGAATTTAAGGGCTTTCTTCCCAGTAAAACCCATCGCCAAAAGAGTAAATCCATCACGGTTCATTACGAACATTGGGTATTCTTGCCTATTTTGTTCATTAACATAAATAGTTTCAACAAACATAGGGTCAGCCGAAGTTTCGGCACACCCCTGTATAAGCTCTCTAATAGCATCTAAGACATGCTTATGTTCTTTTCCAAACTTTTCAGCCACCAATAGGCTGTTAGTTAAAACTTGGTCATTCCGACCTTTAAAAACTAAATCTGTCATATTACCTAATTTTATGTTAACTTTTAATTACCATCAATTACACGTTTTGGATTACCCGATTTTCAACTAACCTTTGTTTTGTATGACAAAAAAAAGAGCCTGCCACGGAAACTAATCCGCAACAAGCTCTTGGTCTTATGAAATTGTATAATGTCCTTTCGTCATAAATATAAGTGGCGTGCATCTTCACACGCTCCCCACAAAGATAAATATTGTTTTCCTTATTACAAAAAAAATAACCGGCAATTAACGCCGGTTATCGTGATAGAATCTTATAGCCTCATTGACATATAATGATACTGATTGCTCCTTATCCAAGATAGCAGCTACATCCTCCTCTATCGTGACAAATATTTTTCTTACACCTCTAACCTTGGGACGTCTTGGCACACCATTGCTGTCCAATATCCTGTATATTGTCTGCTCAGACCGTACCCCTGTTTTTCTTATTATCTCCTTGATAGCTATCCCGTCCTTATATAGGGACAATACCCTAGACTCTTGATCTAGGGTAATAGAACGTCTTCTTGCCATAATTAATATATTAACGCATCCTCTATTCTTGCTGACAACGGTTTTCCCAACTGATCCTTTACATTAGACCGTTCCAGCTCTATACTCAACCCATCCATATCAATTCCTGTTTCTTTAGCAAGATCCATTACTTGTTCCTCATCACGTGCAATAGCGTGATACAATATCGTTGCCTCATGATTTTCATCGTAGATATTATAACTGTTCATAATTATGTTGTTTTTATTGTTATTGATCGGATTAGAACTCAACAAATATCAATGTTTCCAAGGAATCTGATTCTTTCACCCACATGTGATTGTTTTCAAAACCATAGTCAAAGAACAGCTTAAAGTAAGGGTATTGTACTGTTAAAGAGTTCATACAGCCCTTTAACTCGTCTTCTGACATACAAGAAGTTATCTCATTGATTATTTGGACGAAAAGGTGTAAACCTTCTGGTTCACAATTTATCAGTGGATTTTCTACTATCGCTTTCATAATCTTCTATTGTCTTTTAATTATTCATTGTTTTATTATCACAATGCAAATATACTATATTGTGATGTAATAGCAAAACAAATCACAATATATTTTCTTGCATTGTGTAATATTTAACATTTAGATAAAAAAAGAACAGCCGCCAGCAAAAAGCACAGCAGCCGTTCAATCCACGTCCTACTCTCTATCCCATTCACAATAGCAAAGATATCAATTCTAAAACGAAATACAAAAAGAAAACTATATTAATTAGTTATGGAGAGCCAATTTTGAAACAAAAACCAATCTTCTTAAAAAATTGCCATTAATGCAATATTTTTTACTTGCAGGATGAATGAAAAGAATTAATAGAACGGAAAGACTGGCGAGTTTGTATTTTTATTGACAAATGAAAATATAGATGGACCGAAGTCTGAAAAACAAGTATAAAACAGATAGCCTCTATAGATTTCTACTGCCTGAGGTATTTTTCCGGGTATTTTTGAGATTTTATTTGATTTTGTTTTACATTTCTACGATTATAATACTTCTGGTTAGCCCTTGTCAGATCCTTGATGATCGTTTCATCAAACACCTCGGAATATATCTCTGTAGTCTTGACCGATGTATGCCCCAAGAGTTTTTGGACGGTGGTTATCGGAACGCCTCGGTGAACCAAGAGAGTGGCACAAGTGTGTCTGCTGGTATGGTAGGTGAACTTCTTGCCGATATGCACCATTCTTCCCAGTTTCTGCAATGTTCGGTTGGTGTCCGAATTGCAACCTAATGCAGCCAGTTGTTCGATGCTGTCGTACTTCCTCATTATGCCCAGTGCCTTTCCGTTAAATAATAGATATAGCGGGATATTAAGTTTTACGCCTGTTTTGACGCTGTTTAAGACCAACCATTCTTTTCCGTCTCTATCGTTATCAGATTTTTATAGGTAAGCTGTTTAAAATCAGAGAATCTCAATCCGCAATAGCAGCAGAAGAGAAATGCGTCCAGTATGTGCCGGCTGTTGTTCTTCCTGTCCGGTAGTTTAAGATTTTCCAATTTTTCCAAGTCGGCAGGCATCAGGAAGTTATGCTCCTTCTTCTCTTTCTTTATCTTAAATTTTCTGAATGGATATGCCTCCTGTAATATATAACCTTCATTTATTGCTTCGTTGACCAAGGTACGAAGTATTCTCATGTGTTTCCCTACCGTGTTTACTTTCAATCCTTTGTTGCGGAGGAATGCGTCAAATTCCTTTAGAAACGTATAATTGATGTCCGTGAACTCTATCACGTTCCGAAATTCCTTCAATGTGGCTACCGTGCCCAGCATGTTATCCTTGGTTCCCGGTTTCCTATCGGAATTCACTATAACCTGTTGGGCGAACTTAAGAAACGAAACCACGGGTTTTACCCCCTTCCTTACAGCTTCCTTCAATGTGGATAAGTTAGATTCAAGACCTCTCTTCCAATAGCTTAACTCTATAGCCTGTAATTCCAATATATGCTCATATAGCATTGCATTAAGTTCTTGCGACTGCGGATGGTTGATTACTTGGGCACCATCCTTACTCCAACATTCCGGCTTTAGATAGACATTGGTTTTAAAGTATACCTTCCTCTGATTCAGATAGGCTTCTATTTGTACAAGGGCTGTCCCCTGTCGGTTTAACTTGTTTTGCCGGTTATAAACTAAACGATATCTGATCTTCTCTAACAT